CTGAAGCAGCAGGATGCGGCCGCCGTCGAATACGCGCGCGCGCCGGCAGCACCTGGCGCGCCGCACGGCGCCGGCCGCCCGCCAGCAGTTCAGGGGACGACACGATGAGCTGGAAGCTGATCACTCCCCCTGTCGGCCTGGCGGTTTCGATGACCGAAGCGCGCACCGCTGCCCGCGTGGACGTCGGCGAAGACGGCACGTCGCCCCTCGATGGCGAAATCCAGCGTGCGATCCGAACCTACACCACGGAAGCTGAAGGCGAAACGAATCGCGCCGTCATGGAGCAGACCTGGCGCCTGACGCTGGACGGCTTTAAGGGAGCGATCGCGCTTCGCCGGCCGCCGCTGCTCCAAGTAGTTCACTTGAAGTTCTACGACGCCGACATGGTCCTGCAGACGCTCCATCCTGAGGACTACCAGGTTGATGGCGAAAGCGAGCCGGGCTTCATCCTTGCCGCGCCGGGCCGCGCCTGGCCAGCAACGGGACGCTTGGTCAACTCGGTCGAGGTTCAGATCCGGTGCGGCTATGGGCCCGACCATACGACCGTCCCGGATGCCATCTCGGGCTTCATCTTGGCGCGCGTGAGCGAGCACTTCCAGTCCGGCGGTCAGCCAAAGAATGAGCACGTCAAGCGGCTGTTGTGGCCAGAGGTGGTGATCGCATGATGAACGACCGGATTGCGTTACTCAAGCGCACAACGGCCCGGGATGGAGCGGGCCAGCGGCTTCCAGAGGCATGGACGCCCCTACCCGAGGTATGGGCAAATGTGAAGTTCCAGTCCGGCGCCGAAGCTATGCGCGCAAACGCCGACGTCTCCATCGTCAAATGCTCGATCAGGATCCGGATTCGCTCCGATGTCGATGCAACGATGAAGGCACGCTACAAGCGGGTCGATTACGACATCAAAGCGGTGTTGCCCGACTCTAATGATCGGGATTTCGTATTTCTCGTGTGTGAGGCGACCAAATGATGGATTTCGACCCGTCGAGCCTCATTGAGGCCGTGCAGAACACTGTCGACCAGGTCAGCGGCCTGGTCGACGAAGAGATGCTGCGCACTATCGGATTTGTCGGTGCTGACCTGTTTCGAGACCAGGCCAAGCAAAATGCGCTGTCGAACAAAAAGACCGGCGTTCTGTTTGACAACATCATCGTTAAGCGCCTGGATGAAGAATCCGACGCCGGCAGGAAACAGGTCTACCTGGTCACTGTGCGAAACGGTAATGCGTCTTCGAACGGTGCCTATTACTGGCGCTGGGTCGAGAACGGACACAAGTTCGTTCCGAAAAATACGACGGTCAGCAAACGCACCGGCCGCACGATCGGCTGGGCGGCGCACCGGCGCGCGGCAGAGCTCGAATATGGAAACAAGCGAACCCGGGCATATCCCTTCATGCGGCCTGCTTACGAGATGAAGAAGCAAGAGGCGGTCGACCTCATGACGCGCACGCTGGCCGAGCAAATGGCAACCAACACACGATGACACCACACGAGCAAATTTTCCAAGTGCTGGGCGACCTGGTCGATGGCCGGGTTTTCCCGGGGATCGCCGAACCCGCTACGCAGACGCCGTATCTCACCTTCCAAATTATCGGCGGCCCGCCGATTAATTTTGTTACGGGAGAGCGTCCAAGCAAGCGCTTCGTGCGCGTGCAGGTCAATACGTGGGCTGCGACGTCGGTCGAAGCGTCCCAGGTGGCCATGCAAGCTGAAGACGCGATCCGAGCGTCCCGGGCGCTGCAGGCCGAGGTGCTGACCACTGCGGCCGACACATACGATGAATCGATTGAATATCGCGGGGCCGTGCAGGAATTCATGCTGTTCTGCTGACCTCACCAGTTCCATACCCAGCCGCCCCGAAAAAATCCGGGCGGCTTTTTCTTTGCCCGAACGGGCGCAACGGCCCGGAAACGGGCCTCTTCACTGAAAGGCCCCTACATGGCACTCTCGCTCCCGACCGGTACCGCATACGCTATCGCTACCATCTATGCCGCCGCTGTTGGCGTCACAGCCGCATCGAACGCAGCGGAAACGGTCCTCACCACTGCAGCAAACACCTTCGCCGCCGGCGACTACCTCGAGTACGTTGGCGGCTGGAGCCGCATGACAAATCGCGTGTTCCGCGCCAAGGCCGCGACCGGCACCTCGGTCACCCTGGAAGGCATGGATACCACCGAAGTGAACCTGTTCCCGGTCGGTATGGGCGCCGGCGCGCTTCGCAAGATCACGACCTGGATTCCGATCCAGCAGGTGCTCACTGCCGAGCCGTCCGGCGGCGATCCGAAGTACGTCTCGGTCAGCCTGATGGAAAACGAGAACGATATCAATCTGCCCGACGGCTACAACGCGCAGAGCCTGGCCCTGACGATCGCCGACGACCCGCTGCTGCCACACCACGCGGCGATGAAGAAGATCGCGGACTCGCGCAAGATCGCCGCCCTGCGCGCCGACCTGCCGAGCGGCAGCAAGATCCTGTTCAACGGCTACATTTCGTTCGACGAAACCCCAAGCATGGCCAAGGGCAACGTCATGGCCGTCAAGGGCGGCTGCGCGCTGCAGAACCGCCCCGTTCGCTACGCCGCGTAACAAGTTTTGCCAGCTCGCACTAGCGGGCTTTTTCCCAGCCGCGAGGTCGCCCCTCGCGGTTTTTTTATACCCCTCTGAAAGATAAAAATCATGGCAACCAAAGCAAACAAAATCGTCCTCGGCAAGCGCCCAACCGGCTTCAAGAAAGAAGTGAAGTGCATCATGCTCGACGGCTCGACCGGCTGCATGGAAGTGACGTTCAAGTACCGCAGCCGGACCGAGCTGGCGGAGCTGACCGACAAGTTCCAGGCCACGCTGAAAGACGAAGCGAACGTCGAGATCGAGCGCTTCAAGGCAGCCGTTGAGAAGGCGAAAGCTGCGGGCGAGACGATTCCTGAATTTACGATGACCCAGGCCGAGATCGTGGCTCGCCAGACCAAGGTCGCTGTCGATTACATCCTGTCGATCGTCGACAGCTGGAACCTGGACGCTGAATTCGACAAGCACGGCGTTGCCGAACTGGTCGACACGCTGCCGGCCATGGCCGACGCAATCAAGGACGACTACCGCACCGCCATCAACGAAGGCCGCCTGGGAAACTAAGGGCGATCGCCGAGTCCATGTACAAGCCGGGTCTGTCTAAAAAGGACTTGGCTGAGATGGAGGCGGCGTGCCTCACGCCCGAAGACTTCCCAGATGAAGACGTCGAGGTGTGGCCAGAGAACTGGGATGCCTATGTGCTGTTCTCGTTCATGCGCACGCAATGGCGCGCCGGTGGCATGGGCATCATCGGGCTCGATTACGGCCCGCTGCATCGCAAGATGGATCGGATGGGCTTGTCGGCCGAGGGTTATGACGATCTCGAAGGAGACATCCAGACGATGGAGTACGCCGCGCTCGGCGCCATGCACGACCGCGACGAGTAGGAAACAACCATCACAGCCCTGAGCACTTGCGTGCCAGGCTAAATTATTTTCAAGGCTCGCCATGACCGATATCGTCAACAATGCAACAATTCGGGTGGTGGCGGATGCCTCCGGCGTCGAGGCTGGGCTGCGCCCCGCGATCGATGCCGCGCAGCGCGCCGGCCAGGCGATCACGCAATCGGGCGCTAGCGCCGCCGGCGCCGCGCGCAGTGTCGAATCTGCGCAGCGCAACATCATTGCCTCGATCCAGCGCACAACGATGGCGATGGAATCTGGCGGCCGCACCACCGCTGCCTACTACGAGGCGCAGGCGCGCCAGCGCAACGTGGACCCCGCATCACTGACCCCGTACTTGAATCAGTTGCGCGCTGTCGAGGCTGCGCAGAACCAGGCGACGGAGTCGACGCGTGCCCAAGCTGTGGCTGCTCGTGAGCTGGCTCAGGCGCAGGCCAATAAAGAATCGTTTCTGGCTGGCCTGCGCGAGCAGATTGCACTGTTCGGCAAGTCGACAGAAGAAGTGCTGCGATATCGCGCCGCTCAGGCTGGCGCGTCGCAGGAGGCCGCGCAACTGATCCTCCAGCTGCAGAACATGCGTGCAGCCCAGGAGCAAGTCGAGGCCGCCGCGCGCGCCGCGGCGCTGGCCCAACGTGAAGCTGCGCAGGCCGACGCATCGCGCAACGCGTTTCTACAAGGATTGCGCGAGCAGATTGCGCTATTCGGATTGTCCACCGACGAAGTGCATCGGTACCGCGCAGCGCAGATCGGCGCATCGAGCGCAGCCGATCCGCTGATCGCCAAGCTGCGGGACCTGCGCTTGGCGCAGGAGCAGGCCACCTACGGCGAGCGGATGCTTGCCCAGGCCCAGCGCGAGGCCGCGCAGGCGCGCGCCGGCCAGGACTCATTCCTGAAGGGGCTGGAGAATCAGGCTCAGGCGATCGGGAAGACACGCATCGAGCTGCTCGAGCTGCAGGCCGCGCAGATGGGCGTGACCACCCGCGCCAAACCCTTCATCGATCAACTGCGCGCGGCAGATACCGCGCTGCAGGGTGGTGGCATGTCGGCTGCAGCAATGAATGCCGCGCTGCGCAACGTACCGGCGCAGATGACCGACATCATCGTCAGCTTGCAGGGTGGCCAAGCACCGCTGACGGTTCTGCTCCAGCAGGGTGGCCAGCTGCGCGACATGTTCGGCAGCATCGGTGGCGCGGCGCGCGCACTGGGTGGGGCCGTCCTTGGCCTGATCAATCCGTATACCGTCACGGCCGCCCTGGTGGCAACCGGCGCACTCGCCTTTAAGTCTGGCTACGACGAGTCGCTCAAGTACTCGCGCGCGCTGATCATGACCGGCAACATCGCGGGCACCACTGCTGGCCAGATGTCCGACATGGCCAACAGCATGGAGCTGGTCAATGGCTCGCAGGCGGCGTCAGCCAAAGCCCTGACGGCTCTGGCAAGCACCGGCGCGATTGCCGGCTCGAACCTGGAGAAGTTCGGCACGGTCGCTGTCGACGCGCAACGTATCCTCGGCAAGAGCGTCGAAGACACTGCGAAAGAATTTGCGGCACTGGGCAAGGACCCGCTCACCGCGCTGCGCGCCATGGGCGACCAATACGGCTTTGTAACCACCGAGACCTACCGGGCCGTCAAGGCAGCGCACGAGCAGGGCCGCATGATTGATGCAGCAAGCATCGCTCAAAACGCCTACGCCAATGGCGTGGTCGGCCAAAAGGACAGAGTCCTGGCCACCCTGTCGTCCTGGGAGCGGGGGTGGATCAATCTGAAGAAGCTGCCGGGCGAAGCCTGGGATGCGGTCGTCGAGTTTGCTGGTGGCCGAGTTGAGGGGCCGCAGCAACAGATGGCCGCGCTCGACGCACGGAGTAAAGCCATGGAGTCGCGCATTGAGCGCCTCAAGCGTATTGGGAAGAATCGCGATGGCGAGGCGTACGACGCGTCCAAGGACCGGGACGTCCTTGCAGAGCAGGCTCTGTTGGCGGCGAATCAACGCACCATTGCAGGCATTCAGGAGAAGGCGAAGGCAGAAGAGAAGGCTGCTCAGGACAAGGGCAAAGCGACTCAACGCGAGGCGCTGCAACGAGATTGGGACGACAAGGCAAAGATTCTACTTAGCCGTCAACAGCAGCGGGATATGGCGATGGATGCCGCCAAGACCCAAGGCAAAGCGCTGGATGTACCCGAAGAGGAAATCCAAAAGCGGCTGAGCGCAATTCGCCGAGAATACAACGACGTCTACGTCGCTGGCATTGACAACAGTCTCGCCGCACTGCGTAAGCGTGGGGAGGTTGAAGACGCACTGTCAAAGCGAGCCCTGGATCGAATTCAAGCTCAGCGTGATGCAGGATCGATCTCGGAAGAAGACGCGTTACGCCAGACAGCTGCACAACAGCTTGCCGACATGGATCGCGTTGAGGCAGGTCTTCGTCGCCAACTTGCTTTGACTAGCTCGAAGATTGGCAGTCAGCAGCAACAGACCGATATCGAAGGGCAGATTACTAAGCTTGGCATCGAGCGCGGCAGCCGTAGTATGCAGCTCGAGCGCGAGCTGGCGGCGTTGCAGCGCGATCGTGCCCAGGCAAGTAACGAGCTGTACATGCAGGGCGTCACGGCAGCAAATGCCGAACTGAGTGGCATCGCGGCTCAAGTCGAGGCGCAGCGCCTGGCCAATGAAGAAATTGGCTTGAGCACGGAAGGCGTCGCGGTTCTCCGGGCTGAGCGAATGCTCGCGCTTGCCGCCTTGAAGGAACAAACTGCTGCCGAACTGGAGGCGTCTGAGAAGGGCAGCGTCACAGCGGAAGTCTATCGCCGTCAGGCCGCCCAGCTGCGTAACCTGGCCGTAGCCAAACAGCAGGGCGTTGTGAATGAAGGGATCGCCGAAGCGAACAAGAAGGCGCAAGACAGCCTGAAGGAGTTTCTCGACCCGGCCCGGGCGCAGACGTTCGGCGAAGCCTTGCGTGAAGCATTCGGCACGGCGGGCGACTCGATCACGAAAGTGACAAGCGCGCTCGACGCGTTCGGCAAGCGGCAGGCAAAAATCGCAGAGGAGCGCGGCAATGCCGACATGCTGCTGCGTAACGGGAAAATTTCAGAGATCGAGCACCTCGAGTACGTCGACCAGCTCAATCAGGAAAATGCCAAAAACCGGATGGCTGGCTACGGCGCCATGACCAGTGCTGCAGCCGGATTCTTCGGTGAGCAAAGCAGAGGCTATGAGGCCCTGATGGGCGTGTCGAAGGTATTTCACGCGGCCGAGCTGGCGATGACGCTGGCGGAGCTTGTGCCAAAGGGTATTTCGGCGGTGTTGAGCCAAGGTGAGGGCGATCCATACTCAGCGTTCGGCCGCATGGCTGCTATGGCTGCAATCGTGACTGGTCTGGGCGTGGCCATTGGGAGCGTGTCTGGCGGAGGCGGCGTGCCGCTTTCCGAGTCGCGCCAGAAGAAACAGGGCACCGGCTCGGTGCTGGGGTCGGATGCCAAGTCGGAATCTATCTCGCGCGCGCTCGACGGCATTGAGGGTGCGACGGTTCAAGACCTGGCCATCAGCAACGGCATGCTCGCTTCGTTGCGCAACATCGAGGTGGGCATCGGACAATTCTCTTCGCTGCTGGTGCGCACCACTGGCGTGACAGGGAAGTTTGGCGCGGACATGGGCAAGAGCGTGTTCGACGCGAAGGCAATTGGCCTGGGCGGTGCCGCGCTGGGTGGTGTGGGCGGTGCAATGGCTGGTGCCTATGTCGGTATGGGTACCAGTCAGATTGGCCTGCTGCTCGGAGGCACGGTTGGGATGGCGCTTGGCGCTGCACTTGGCGCAATTATCGGCAAGACGTTTGTCGGTAAGGCGCTGGGAAGCATCTTTGGCGGCAAGCAAACCGTTGAAGATACCGGCTTCACTCTGGACAAGACGACCTTCGCCGGGATCTTGGGCGGCGGCGTCAACGCATCGCAGTATGCCGACATCAAGAAAAAGGGCGGCTGGTTCAGCAGCGACAAGAACAGCACCAAGATGGAAGGCATTGGCGCGGACGGCAACCGCCAGATCGCCAGCATCCTCACATCGCTGTATGACACCGTGTTCGAAGCGGGGAAGGTTCTGGGTATTGGGGCTGACGGCTTCGAGGCGCAGCTGAACAGCTTCGTGGTCGATATCGGGAAGGTTAGCCTGAAGGGGCTGTCGGACGACGAGATCGAGAAAGAGTTGTCGGCCGTGTTTTCTAAGGTGGGCGACAACTTGGCCGCGTTCGGCGTGGCCGGTCTCGAATCGTTCCAGAAGGTGGGCGAAGGCTACCTAGAAACCCTCACCCGTGTGGCGACCAATTACCAGGCCGTCTCTGTGGTTACGGATTCGATGGGAATGACGTTTGGCGAAGTCGGTCTGGCGTCGGTCGGTGCGCGGGAACGGCTGATCGATCTGGTCGGCGGCCTGGATGAGTTTACGTCGAGCGCTGACCAATTCTTGGCCGATTTCTACACCAACCAGGAGCGGGCTGACTCACTTCGCGCGCGCATCACGCCGACGCTCGACCAGTTCGGCATCAAGACAGGTGCCGAGGATTCGCTGCAGCAGTTCCGCAGCGTTGTTACCGGGCTGGACCTGACGACCGAATCTGGCGCGCGCGCCTACGCCACGCTGATGCAGATCGCCCCGGCTTTCAAGCAGATTGCCGACGTTGACGCGGACGCGCTGGAGAAGGCAGCCGACCTGGCTACTGGAAAGCGCGAGCTGGAAATCCGGATCATGGAGCTGCTGGGCGACAAGGTTGGGGCGCTCGCTGCGACCCGGGCCCTGGAGCTGGCACGCATGGACGCATCGCTGCGCCCGCTGCAGGGGCGTGCCTATGCACTGGAAGACGAAGCGGCTGCGCTTGAAACCGCGAACTCGCTGCTGTCCATCCAGACTCAGATTTACGAACTGAGCGGCGACAAGGCCGGCGCCGCCGCGGTTCTGGCAATGCAGCACGCCAACGCCCTGGCTGCGCTGGATCCGGCGCTGCGCGGCGCAACGCAGAACCTGTGGGACTTGCAAGCCGCTGCCAAGGCGGTCGACCAAGTCAAGGCAAACGCGACCGCGCTGCTGGGTGGAGTCGATGCTGCCTTCGGTGTGCTCCAGCGCGTGACCGATCGCCAGAAGAAGGCGATGCAGGACGACATTCAGATGCGGACCGAAGCGGTCAACAGCCTGAAAAGCATGTCGGACGCCCTGCGCAGCTCGCTCGACGGTATGCGCACTCCGGAACAGCGGGAGGCGGACCGTCACAGCGGGATAGCGGAGGTTCGCGCGGCGCTGGCGATCGCTAAAGCTGGTGGTCCGTTGCCAACTGCGGAAGCATTGCAGAAGGCGCTGGCCAAGGTCGGCAACGGCCCGTCAACGGATGCCTATGCCACGTACCAGGACTATCAGCGCGACCTGTTTGGCACTCAGGGTGACCTGGCCGAACTGGCGAAACTGACCGATGGCGCCCTGACAGTCGAAGAGAAGAACCTGAAGGCCGCCGAGAATCAAGTCAAGCAGCTCGACGCGATGCTGGAGCGCCATCAGGATCAGATTGACGTACTCAAGGGGCAAAGCACAACGGGCTTGTCGATTCTGGACGCTGTCAGGGCGCTGCAGGGGATCATGGCCGCTGCGAACGCTAACCCGGTCGTGGCGTCCGGCGCGGCAATCAATAGCGCCTACCAGCAGCACCTGGGCCGTGCGCCTGATGCTGCTGGTTTGCAGTGGTGGCAGAACGCTGCCGCCAGCGGCGCGCCGATCGATCAGATCGTGGGCGGCATTGCCAACTCGACGGAAGCCGATCTCCGGAAGTTGTACCAGAGCGTGCTGGGTCGTGCGCCAGATGCTGAGGGTCTGCAGTTCTGGATGCAGGCCTATGGCCCGACGATGAGCGAAGCGGAGAAGGCCGACTGGCTCAATGCCGCACAGAAGGACGCGGCCGGCAAGCTGCCGGGCTTCGCCATTGGCACCAACTACGTCAAAGCCGACATGCCGGCGATGATCCACGAGGGCGAGCGCATCATGCCCGCGGCTGACAACCGCGAGCTGATGCGTCGGCTGGCCAGCCCTGGCGGCAACGCCGAGGCCTTGGCGACGGAGGTGGCGCGTTTGTCGACTGCGATCGAAGCGCAGCAGCGCGAGAACGTCGAGCTGCGTACGGCGCTGCGTGATGGCTTGTTGGCCATCGCCACGCACACCAGTAATACCGCGACCCACTTGGACGACGTGGTCAACGGCCGCAAGCCGATTTCTACCGAGGTCGTTCCTGCACTCGTTCCAGCATAAGGATCCTGATGGACATCATCGAACCCGTCACCTTGGGTGACGTTACCTGCACGCGAGCCACTTCGGCACCGTACTACGACCGAAATGGCGTGCGGCAGATGGCGCCGCCAAATGTCCTGCGCGTTACATACGACCCGGCAGACCTGACCCGGGCACCGTATGTCCTGCTAGACGCAGGTGAAGTAATCAGCGCCGGCGCGGGCCTGGTGTATTCGAACGTATCGATCGTCGAGCCGGTCTACAGTTCGGCTACGACATATGCGAAGGATGCCCGAGTCTATGATCCGGTCAGCCACAATGTATTCCAGTCTGTGGTCGCCGGCAACGTAGGTAAGGCGCTGACCGATACAGCGGCCTGGTCACCGCGCGGTGCAGCCAACCGCTGGGCCATGCTTGACCAGTACAACAACACCCAGACCTCGAATTCTGAGGAGATCATTATCGTGGCGTCGCCCCAGGTGATTAGCCAAGGCTTTTACATCGGTAACGTCGATGCGGGCGAGGTGAGGGTCTCTGTGGTTGACCGAAGCAAGGGTCTGGTTTATCGAGAAGAGCAGTCGCTCAAGGTTTCCACGTCCAGCTCGAGCTTCTTCAACTGGAGCTTCAAGCGGATCCGTCGCAAGACCTGGGCTGTCAGCCTGAAGCTGCCGCCGTTCGCAAATGCCTTGATCACGATTACGATCAAAAAGCCTGGCGGCACTGCCAAGTGCGGCATGTGCGCGCTTGGCCCGACGGCTGACTTGGGCAAGACCCTGATGACGCTCGGCGCCGAGATCAAAGACTTTTCCGACACCTCGTTCAACTTCGACGGCACTAGCAAGACCCAGGTCCGAAACTGGGCGAAGCGGATCAGTGCTGACGTGATCGTCGACGCATCGCGGGTTGATGCGGTCTACGAGCTGCTGGCCGAATACCGGCAGCGGCCGATCGTGTGGGTTGGGTCTTTGAACTACGGCCTGGCCATCGCATATGGCCGCTACTCCAGCCTCAAACCTGTGATCAAGGGCAAAACCCGGTGGGATATGTCCATGCAAATTGAAGGAACCGTATGACCGTTACCGTACTGCTTGATCCGGCCCAGATGCCGGACCAGTCCCAAGACCAGCTCGACTTCGACAACAAGATGTCGGGCCTGATGCGCGATCTGCCAACGCTTGGTGCGGAGATCAACACCTCGACTGCTCAAATCAATGCAGTCGCGGCTGACGTCCTGGCAAAAACGCAAACGGCGACGGCCGCTGCGATCGCCGCTGCTGCGTCTTTCGATGCCACTCTCAGTCTGGGGGGCGCATCGGCCTTCTTCAGCGGCAAAGCCTACCAAAAAAATGACTCCGCTATCAGCCAGGTCAATTTCCAGACGTATCGCAGGATGTCTGCCGGCAGTGGGTCGGTCGATCCAGCAAACGACATTGCTAACTGGCGAATCGTGGCGACCAATGGCGCCTTCGAGCCGCAGGCAGTCGGTGGCGTGGACGTCGACCTCGCGCGCGGGCGTTACTTCACCAAGGCGATCGCAGGCAACACCACATTTACGTTCAGCAATGTTCCGGCCGGGGGCTACTGCTTCACCCTGGAGCTGGCCGTCACATCAGGGATTGCGAGCTTCCCGACGTCGGTGCGCACAGCAGATGGGCGGCCAGTGGTGCTCACCAGTGGCAGAACGCATCTGCTGATGTTCATCACCGCAAATGGCGGCACCACTTGGCGCCTGGCCGTCGCCGGCAATTACGTTTCCTGAGGACTGCTGTGGACGAGATCACTTTCAAGCTGGCCATGGGCGCATCGGGCAGTGGCAGCCCTACGGGACAAGCTGCGTTTCTCAGTTACTCGGACAATACCTTTACCGTTCCGCCCAATGTGTTCTTCATCCATGCCGTTGTCATTGACCCGGGAGAAGATGGGGCCGATGGCCGTGGCGCCCCTTCTGGCGGAGGCAGCACCGGACGTGGGGGACGTGGCGGAAATCTGCGTTGGAAAAACAATATCCCAGTGGTGCCTGGAGAGGTGCTCCGTGTCATGGTTGGCCTGAATTACCGGAATGGACAGGGTTACAACGACGGATATGCCGCCTTCATTGAAAGGAACGGAGTCAAACTATTATCAGGCACCACAGCCCTCGGCGGGGACGTGGGCGGGGGCAACGGTGGCGCGGGAGGACGCGTAACGGCAAATAATCCCGAGCAAGGTGCTGGGGGTGGTGCAGGCGGATACGCTGGCAACGGCGGGGATGGTGAGCAACCCGCCGACTCCACTGTGACAGGCAGCGTTCGAGTTCCGCCTGGGGACGGCAGTGGCGGGGCCGGGGCAGGAGGGCTGTTCCTGCAGTCCCCGAGCACTGGGCTCGGCCCAGGTGGCAGCGTTGGAGTTCACGGACAGGGTGTGGATGGTATTGCACCCGCGAAGTCAGGCTCCCCAAGTCCTGCGGGCACTTACCACTCAAATACACCTCGAGGCCCTGGCCATGGCGGCCGGGGAGGCAACTACAACGATTTTGGCGGGGCGGGTGGCCAAGGGGCGGTTCGCATCATTTGGGGCGACAACCGTGCATTTCCTTCGCTTCGCACGCATGACCTGTAATTTGGAGAACACGAATGTATTACCAAACCGAAACTGCGCGCGTATTCTCATCGCACAGCGAGATCCGCTCGGCGCTTTCCAATGTTGGTTTCAGCGAGGTCATCACCCATGATGACCTGGCCTACTGCGGCATATTCCCACTGCGCAGCGTTCCGCCTGAAGTTGCGGCTGGCCAGATCGCCGTGCCGGGTGCGGTGGAGTGGATCGACGAACAGTGGACCCAGCAATGGGAAATCCGTGCCATGACGCCGGAAGAGATCACCGCCAGCAAGCCCCCGGTCCCGCAGCAGATCTCGTCGGGCCAGGGCCGCGAGGCGCTTTACAACGTCGGCCTGTTCGCCAACGTCCAGCCCGCCATTGATGCGATCGCGGATGCGGATGCCAAGTGGCGTGTCCAAAACGCATGGGACTACCGTCCAACGTGGGAGCGGCAATCGCCGTTCGTCGCCATGATGGCCGGCATCCTTGGCTTAGGCGACGGCGCGCTCGACGAACTGTTCATCAACGCTGCACGACTGTAGTGCTCGCGGCCCACTCTGGCCCGATACGAACCGCAAGACACAGCCCGCTTCGGTGGGTTTTTTTACGCCCATCGAAAGGCAGCAATGAGCATCAGCAAGACCACCCCGCCAGAAGTCGGAAGTTACGCCGGCGCCCTGGTAACGGTCGCCACTTCCCTCACCCTGACTGAATTCGGGGTGATCGTTGGCATTGCCACTGCGCTCCTCACGTTCGTACTGAACGCCTGGTACACGCACCAACGCAACACTCGCGAGCACCTGCTGGCCGAGCTGGACCGGCGCGAACGGGAAGTGCGCCTGCAGCAGTTGCAGGCCCAGCTGCTGGCCCCACTGGCAAAACCGTGACGTGCAGCATATTCAGCGCCGGCGCCGCCGGCGCGCAACCCAAAGGACAGATCGTGAAATTTATCGAAGGCGCACGCGCTCAATTCCCGAAACTCTGGTCGGTACGCTTCGCGCTGCTGGCCGCCTTCGCCTCGGCCATTGAGGCCGGCATGCACATGTACGCCAGTGGCACCGCGCCCATCCTGGTGGTGGCCGCTGGCCTGACCTCGCTCGGCGCCGCGATCGCGCGCGTGGTGGCGCAACCGTCGGTGACCGGAAATGGTTAAGGGCGCGCCAACCCAGCGGCGCCGCGGCCTGGCCGCGCTGGTCGGCGCCATCGCTGCGGCTGCACTGTTCACATTCACTCCGCCGTTCGAGAGCACCAAGCTCACGACCTACCGCGACATCGCAGGCGTGCTCACGTACTGCACCGGCGCGACCGAGAACGCGGCCTGGGGCCGGACGTACACGCCAGCGCAGTGCCGGGCCCAGCTCGACCGCGACCTGGAGCGGCACGCCGCCGGCATCGCCACGTGCATCCCGCTCGCGCGCCTGACCGACGGCCAGAAGGTGGCCTTCGTCGACGTGGCCTACAACATCGGCGTGAGCGGCTTCTGTGGCTCGAGCATGGCGCGGCGTACGAATGCGGGCGACATGGTCGGCGCCTGCAATGCGCTGCTCATGTGGAACAAGGTTGGCGGCAAGGAAGTGCGCGGCCTCACGCGCCGGCGCCAGGCTGAGCGTGAGCTGTGCCTGAAGGGGTTGCCGTGATCCCGGTCGTAGCGGCTGCGGCCGCACCGGCCGTCGCGGCGTCATCGCGCGCTCTGCTGGTCGCCCTGGGCCTGCTGGTGGCGATGGCGCTGGCCGGCGCTGCCGGCTGGTTCACGAACGGCTGGCGGCACGGTGCTGAGATCGCGGAGCTGCGGCGCGCGCACGCGGAAACAATGCGCAGCCAGTCGGAGCTGGCGCTAACCACGCTGCAGGCCGACGCGGCGCGCATCACCGAGGCGGCCACCGAGTTCGCCGCCATTCAATCCACCCTGGCGCCGCGAATGTCGGCGCTCACCAAGGAGCTGCGTGATGCGAAACCTCTGCCTGCTGGTTGCGTGCCTGATGCTGACCGCGTGCGCAACCTCGACGCCGCAATCGATGCCGCCAACAAAAGCATCCCTCGATAGCGCGCTGGCGGCGCCGTGCCCGGCAATCGAACGGCCCGGAGCCGACGATTATGACGCGTGGCAGGCTTGGGCTATCGAGTTGCTGCGCCAGTACGCGGAATGTGCGGCGCGCCACACCAAGACTGTGCAGGCCTGGCCGATGTGAAGCAGCAATGTATTGGTCGCATTTAGGGCATCATGAAGGACTGCTTTCGACCCTAAGCCGCCGTTCGCTAGCTATCGGTATGTAGCTGCGCGTAGGCTTCAGCCTCAACGCCACCATCGCCACAAATAAGATTGCCTTCTTCATCAAGCACGCGATAGCTATGTTGGACGCCGCCGATGCTTGCGGCGCCGTCGAGGCCAAGCAGCAAGGTATAGAACGTGTCCGTGAGCGCGAGGTTCAGTACATCGCGCAGTGCAATGGTCTGCTGTTCGCTAAGGCCCATCGATGCGATCCTCTGGGAGACTAAAGTTTCGCCGGCCGTACTCATGAATAGCTCAAGCAAGCCATCCTTTTCCGTCTTCCAGTGCCTCACAAACTCGGCAGGAGTCATCTCGTGTTCCTTCTAAGTCATTACAGCATGGTGTACGTCTGCTCTTGGCCGAA